CTGCCGCCATTGTACCCAATACGACCCACAATCCACAGGCGGTAAACCCGTTAAGGTCAACGCCTGAAGTTGTAGACGTTCCTGCACCCGTACTTGTAGGCGCTTGAACGGTTACAATCGTAATCCTGTCGGTTAGTTGGCTAAATTTCGGCATAACTAACTCCTATGACGCTATCTTCATGATACGCCCTGCGTTAGCAAGACCTACCCGACCATCGCCACGCCTACGGGCAAAGAAACCTACTTGGTCATTTGCGACATAAATTGAATCGTCACGTTTTATGGACATTCCAATTCGGTCTACCAAGTAATAATTACTCCAGTCATACAGACAACCGACTTCTTCGTCTGCCGCAATGGCTGTAGCGTCATCCCAACCAGTACCGTCAAAAGTGACCAGACCCTTGCCCAACAACCGATCAATCGGGGAAGCAAATAATTGCCCCTTGCTTGATGTGATGTCAAGACCGTGTGCTTGGTTTAAGAATGAACTGGTGGTTGACCATGTCGCATTAGCCCTGAATTGTGCGGGTACGTCAAAGTACCATTGTAGGATATCACCGATTGCTACGGCATTATTTGCCGCAGAATCTGTACCGTCAGTTACAACAGCACGGATACCCTGAATTTCAGACGAACCGTCACCACTAATCATTTGCTCATCTTCATATCTTCCAAACGCTTCGGAGAATATTTGTGAAAGCAACGCAGGAAGATTAATAGCGGAATCTTCCAATAATTCCTGTGATACTTTCGTTGAAGTACCGACTTTCCTTATTGTGAAAGATACCTGTCCGACTGTTGGAGTTGTATCTCCAAATGCCGCTTCCTCTGCGATTATCGCAACAGACGATGAACCCATAGTTGGCAGATAGCCATCTTTGAGAGTCGTTGTTATTACGGTACATAGTGGTCGGTGAACGCCTGACGGTGTTCCCGGATCGTGTATGGTTGTCGCCCTAAAATCTTCCGGTACAAAAAATCCACCTTCAGAATCAGTACCCTCTTGCATAGCCTTTATTTCATCTGGCTCTGCCTTTGTCCAGAAATGCCCTGCATTTGGACTTGGGTCTCTCAACCATTTTGTGAACGCTTCTTTGTATACGCGTTCTTCTGCTTTTTCGTTTTCACCCATCTGATCCCTGACCCATTTTGGTTGGACTGCTGATGGCAATCCTTTTACCCAATTGGCAGGTCGGTAAGAAGTTTTATAATCCTTACCTTTATCTTCAGGGTTGTATATTTTTGCTTCTTCCGTTGTTACTGGAATAGCATTTGTTGGCTTGTTGAACTCACCTTTCAATGCTTTGATTTGAATCTCTGCATTTTCTAATTCGGTGGATTCAGCCAATTTTGACTTCGCGTCTTCTATGGCACGATTTGATCCTTCAAGATCACCGTCTTTCAAAAGGCGTTCTGCCTCTGTAAAAGTGGTACGTGCTTCGTCACGAAGTTCTGTAACTTTACCCATTTTATTTTAACTCCATTCGAAGTTTTTCTAATTCTATTATTGTCTGTAATGTTTTGATTCCTTCCGAGTCAGCGACAGAATCTTCTTCCGTGTCTGTGTCAGTTTTTACGCCTACGGTTTGAGTTTCAGGAGATGCACCACGCATTACTGGTGACACTTCAACCCAATCAAGATCACTAATGACCCTATACTTTCCACCGTCTGCCAAATCTTTTATCTCATGGTCGGTAGCCCGAAAACCAACTGACCATTCACGCACCGCACCAAATTTAACATCGCTAAATGCTTCTTTGCCACGTTGAGTTTCTAAATTAAATTGCATAACTGCTTTTAGTTTTCCTGAATCCATTCCGGTACGTTCATCCGTATCTTCCGAAATGGCACTAGCAGATATGACTTTCCCTACTGGCTCTGCTTGGTTGTGAAACCATGCGACTGATATACCGCCATCTTCTATCGATTTATTAAATGCTTTTACATCAATGACTTCCTCATCTAAATCCACCTTGCCCATTGAATTAACAAACGCTTCAACGATCCCCTCTGCTTCATTGATTATCTTTGCTTCTGCGGTATATGTTTTTCTCTGCATGATTATGTCTCCACTACTGGTGATGCTATCCGTGAACAGTTAGGATGTTGAAGCATATTAGTTGAGAACCAACTTAACGGTTGAACCGTGTCGGCAACTTCCAAACATACGTCATCGTGTTCTGTTCCTCGCCAAGCATCTGATATAAATACATTTTCTATTCCTGCACTTTGATATCTTACATATGAGGCATTGTTTTGGCTAAATCCAACTTCGGATCTAGCGATTGCCCTTGCTCTGTTTTTGTAGGTTTCCTTGACGGCAGACCTGACTCCATTATATCCATCTTTTGGTACACCTCTTGCAATTTGGTTATAGTCATATCCCCTATTGACCCCGTCAGCAATGGTATCAGCGATCTTCTTTCGAGTTGTAGTATTTATCTTTGTGACCCTCGTTGAACCCTGTACCAAAAAATGTTGGACAGATGGTAAAGTTTCCGAAAACGCAATAGCGTTTGTAGCACCCAATTCTCCGTTCAATAAATTAAACGTGGATTGGATTATCCTCATGTGCAAAGGTCTGAACATCGTTTGTATTTCAACGTCCGCAGATACAGGGATAAGATTGTCAGCATTGAATGGTGGGGTCGGTGATTTCTTTTCTGTACTGTCATCCGATAATGTCCTGCCCATAATTGAATCCGCTTTGTTTAATAACCTCGTAAAATAACCTTCAATATCCGGTTCGATTTCCCTAATGAATTTCTCCCCTAATTTATTTTGTGCCAACGCTATTCTTTTTGCTAACGCCGTCAGACGTACTTTATCGAGTGACGGGACATCTTGCTTTTTTTCTGGTAATTGCTTGACCGTTCCTTGCGTGATACTTAATTGTCCTTGTTGTGGTGAGGGAGACGGTATTCCAATATGTGGAATAACTTCAAGTCCTGCCAAAGTCAAAGATTGTTCAGGATCATATCCTGCCATGACTAATTCTTTTGCTATTCTCGCCTTTGTTAGGTTACGGTTCCAAATTTCTGTTTCGTCTTGCTCCAACGCTCTTACGTTTGAAAAATCAAAAGCGATTGTCTGTGCTAATGTTGGAAATTCTTCTTCCCTGATCTTATTAAATGAATCCTGTATCCTGCGGTACATCGGCATCAAAGTTTCTTCCCAGAACGATTCTTTTGCCTGTGAATAATTTGAATATGTGGAGTTCTCTAATCCAACATTTACCCCGACAAGAATTGGTGGCACTCCCAAGACCGCACATATCCTTGATTCGGTCATGTTACGAATTGCAGGGATTTCCATTTGGTTCAACGGTGAAGCCATCGCTTCATAACTTGCGTCATCATCTAATATCGCTATCCTGTGCCAGTTTCTTATCCCCTGAAATTGTGAACGCCATGCGGTTCTGATTCGCCCTGCTTCTTCTTTGTTGGCTATCTTTCTTTTCATTTTCAACAGCCCACTTGGAACTCCTGCGTTCCTGTAAAATGTCCTTGTGAAATCCGTAGCGTCAGAATCCAAATTGATAGTCCGTGCCAATACCTGTAACGGTGATAATCCATAATGGTCATTAGCAGGGTTTGGGAATTTGATGTGGCATATATCTTCCGTCGGTATGTTGTAGACCCTTCCGTCTATGTCGTATTCATATCCTTTATTTGGAACTATCTTTATACGGTCAGGTCTCAAACAATACAGTCCTGACAATCCAAGACCGGATCGCTCTTTATAGAGGTAGGCATTTCCTGATATCTGTAGAAATGTCACTATGCTTTCTACAAACTCGTATTCGGTCTTATATGCCGTTTTAAACATGGATAGCATTGGGGATTCATAATCATATTCCGGTGGATCAGTACCGTTGATTACTGCTACCGTTGGTGCTTCAGATGCTGAAGTTGCTATTTCTCTTATGCACGCATAAACGATCTCATTCTTTTCGTATCCCTCTTTGGCAAAATTTTCATAGTTGACTGGCGGTGGTGTGGCGTAACCGTTGGTTGCCATTGTTATGTATTCGTCTGGCAAAGCCACTTTCTGTCTGAAAAAATCTAAAAATCCCATTTACCAAATTCCTATCGTCGGAGCGTGTGTGCAATGATAGACCGCTAATGCTAATGCTATCACTCCGTCATCGTGTAATCCAACAGGCGCAGAATATCGAACTCCTGTGCGTGTATATTCGTACTCAAAAGATTCCAATTCCGAAACTAACAGGCTGTCCGGAAATGTTACTTCCTTGCTTGTGATGGCAATTGCTAATCGTTCCATCAATTGCTGTTTGCTTGAAGCGGAGAATTTGAATCCTTCAACCCTTGGCAATCGTGCCTGTAATTCTTCAACTACAGCATCGCCTACTCCTGTCGCATCAATCAATGCAGGAGTTATATCGGTCATTTCAACTATGGTATTAATTGTCTGTGCCCAACTCTTTTGGAAACGTTCTGACCTGCAAACATTCATATCTTCGTCCAACGCTATGCCCCATGTGTAATCTTCAGAGCGTGCCAAATCCCAACCCCAATAAGCAGGTGCTTTATTGGATATCTCACCAATGCAATTTCTTATCGCATCAAGACCGAAAGGATTACCACCGTCATCAGACGGTATGGCTTCATATAATTCTTGGAAAATATTTTGTGGTAAAGTTCTCTTGGCATCTTTTATTTCATCGTCTGATATTATTCCTGCCTTGATAGCGTCATAAGCCGTGATCCTTGCATAGTGCCAGTCTTGCTGTCCTATCTCTGCTCTGCGAGCCAATTGATAAGCCCAGTTCCTACGACCTTTGACGTTGCCGATTATCCTTATATCTCCCTCTGTATGCGTGAGCGTTGTCCGTATTGCGTACCAAGCATCTTCCCTGCACCTTGTCGCTTCGTCAATAACACAAGCATAAACATCTTCACCATATAACGAATCAGGGTTATCTCCCGACTTACAATGTATGACCGCTCCATTAATAAACGTCAAAGATAATTCCGATTCATTTGAGCGATATAAATCCTTTGGTATTGCTCGTTTCATTCTTTTGAAAACCATCTTTGTCTGACTGAATACAGGGGCAACCCACCAGTAGTTATGTCCATCTGTGCCATGCAATAATGCCTGTTCAATCAACCATGTCATACATCCAACGGTCTTACCTGATTTAGTAGATGCTTCAACAATTACATATCTGGCAGTATTAAAGATTGCTTCATCCTGCTCTTTATATAGCAAGGGTCTTTCGTATTCTATGGATTGTAAAGTTGTCATTCGCCGTTTAATATATCGGGGTCGTCATTTAATTTAATCGTAAATTTCTTGGTGGAGATAGTTGCATCTACTTTCTGCCTGTCTCCATACATATCAGGCTTATGACTTTTCAACATGAACATCAAGACACGTTCATTAGTTTGAGCAGATTGCCATGCCATGCTTTCAAGACGTTCTATGCCTTCGTCTTTTGCTTCTGCTACCTTTCTTGCAAACTCATCATCATTCTGTAATGCCCTTGTGACCGTCGATCTATTTATCCCTGCCAATTGCGACGCAATCCGAATTATTGGAATTTCTCTGTACGCAGAAAGATATTTTTCTTTCCACTCTTGCGATCCTATATCTTGTTGGGATCGTACCATTACCTTATCCTATTAAAAAATTCGGCACGTGCTGATATATGTTTTGATTCATTACCATTTGAAGCCCTGAATATTCCAGTCAGATAATTCGTTTCCATTTCTGATTCGGTCTGCCTAACCCCTCTCGCCATCATGCATAAATGTTTGCCGACTATATGTACTGCTACACCCAATGTATTTTCCTCTAATGCCTCACCGATTTGTCTTGCCAATCTTTCCTGTACCTGTAACCGTCTGGCATATATATCAGTTAGACGAGCCAGTTTAGATACGCCTATAATTCTTCCGTCAGGAACATAGCCAATATCTACATATCCATAAAACGGTAACATATGATGCTCACACATTGAGAAAAATCTTATTCCTCTTATGACTATCATTTCATCGGTGTCATCTTCAAACCATTTTAAAACATCGCTTGGCTTCTTGTCATATCCACCATAGATTTCAGACCATGAATGGACGACTCGTTGTGGCGTTTCATATAACCCTTCCCTGCTCACATTTTCTTCAATGGTTCCAAGTAACATTCGTACCAATTGCTCATGCTGTGCCGTACCTTTATTTGCCACTGCTTACTCCACATCTATCCATTTGTGTATTTGTGCAGATAATTTCCATTTAGGATTACTGCAACAATATTCAACTGCCGACCTCATTCGATCTCTCCATAATTGTTTTTGCTTCTCACTATAATGTCCAACGTCTTCTTTTGTTCCAAACAGAACCCTCGTATAAATTGGTTCTATTGGTTGGAGATAAAATTGTTCAGCATTGAAATCTTTAAATGATTCAGGATTTATCAAAGGATTAGGATGAGGATATAACAACTTTATAGTGTCACATTTGCGTAGATGCGTTTTATCGTTTGTCTGTTTTGGACTCAATGTGACATGATCGATATCTTCAAATACTGGTGCGTCAATAGATCCATTAGTTTCAATCGCTAATTTATACCCTGCTTCCTTTAGGGAATAAACAAGGTTTGGATTCTTCGCTAATTGCAAAGCAGGTTCGCCACCTGACAGCGTTATCCATTCAGCCATTGAATCGAGTTCGTTTAATTCGGTAAGTATTGAATCAATATCCATGACAGAACCCTTATAGAAGTCAGTATCACAAAATGGACAATCGCTTTCGGTTCTTGTTTCGGGTCTGCCGTCCCATCTGTTGCAACCAGTAAACCTGATAAAATTGCAAACCGTTCCACTCATTGAACCCTCGCCCTGAATGGTGGCACCAAATATCTTTTTGATACCGTACTTAATTTTCTTCATTTATCCATATTGCTGATGATGTTGGTGTCTCCCATAATTCAATCCTATCAATACCTGTCAATCCATTATGTAAAAGTCCATTCGCTATATTGGTTACAATGTTCTCTGCTGTCGGTTCATAATCCACGCCGATTTTCCCATCAAGCAATCCAAATAAATCCTTGCGTTTATCTTCCTTGTGAAATAAGAACTTATGATCTAAATCCTGAATGATAATTTGAGTGACCTGATTCTTCAAATCTTTGAAATCCATTACAAACCCATTCTCATCTAATCGGTCTGCTTTCACAGTCACGACCAATCGATAATTATGTCCGTGAACATTATGGCAATCTCCCTCATAATGATTCAATGCGTGTCCCATACTAAAATGAAACTCCTTGCTAATCCGATATATCATTCTCTTTCTTTCTTCCTATCTATATAAACGATTTCTGTATTTCCAATTAATAACACATCTGATTGATAGTCAAATAACTTGATTATGAAATGTAGGCACGCAAATAACCATGCTCCAATCAATTTATGGTAGTTTGGTATACCTAATCTCTTTAGAGGCGGTTTATTTACGCTCATGGTTTACTATCCTCAATTGAAAGTCCTATCCGATCTGCTTGTTTAATAACGACCTCGCTTCCATAAATAACTTCTTCATGTAGTCGACGCTTACCACCATACGTTGGCGCTATATGTCGTAAATATCTTGGACTCCATGAATCAGGAACATAAGGAATAATATTTGGAGTTTCTGCGTAAATCCAATCAGCGTATTTTAGTCCATCTAAAATAACAAGAAGTTCCTTTAGGGTATCCATAGTGTAGTGATCCCATTGTTTCACCACTTTTGGATATGGTGGATCAAGGAAGAATAACGTACCGGAATAGTCGTTTTGTCTTATCAATTCGTGAGCATCTCCTTGTGTAACCTTTACCCCTCTCAATCGTTTATGCCAACCAATAACAGATTTAGCAGGAGATAATGACTTACCTATCTTGTTCCTTGTTATATTTCCATCCTGACTGGCAAATGACGCTTTTCGTCTTATCATAAAGCGTCTTGCTTTCTCTCCTAAATCTTCCGTTGGTAATATAGCATCATCATACACTTCCTGACTCAATATCCAGTCTTTATGTTCAACCCATTCTGTAAGCATAGAGAACGACGCATCTCTCAAGAATGTATGTACTGCTACGATTCCTTCATCTAAATCATTCAACCATTCATTTGCTGATGGACGCTTAGCATATAAACATGATCCTGCTCCTGCAAATGGTTCTATGTATAAATCATGCTTGGGATACATAGAGCATAAAGTTTTAGCGAGTCGTGCTTTACCTCCCGGAGAATTAAATGGTGGTTTCATTTTCCTCACACCAATTCCATGTGTCTATTAAATCTTTAATCGAATTTGAATCTATGCAACCCAAAAAGATTTTAGTTCCAAATCGCCTTTCAACTTCCCTGCAATAAGTTATCCACGATCTCATTTGAACCATGTCGACTATGGTATTACTACCACGCCATGATTCTTCATATTGAAACATGGATGGTTCGCCACCATAACGTTTTATCAGATCAGAAATTTTCTTTGGTGGTTTTATGTCACCATGTTTATTTCGTTTTGAAATTGGATTGTGCCACTTAGTAAATTTCCCTTTATCGTAAAGGTCTAATATTCCATAACGTCTGGTGCGCGTCCAATCCGTGCTATCAGAAGAATATGGTTTGTAATATGTAATCCATTGAGGTCTAATAATTCCTAACCAATGAACATTTACCCCATTGGTATGTCTCATTGTTTCACGTAAGTAATTCATGCTTCCTATTGAATGAACACCAAAACCGATTCCAACCAAGCCAGTATATTCAGCATATTTCGGTAATAACTTAAAATCCTCACCACGTTGAAATATTGGAGTAGGAGTAAATCCATTAGCAAAAAACCAATCCAAATTCTCCTGTGTTCTTTTTGCGTCACCTATTACATCAAGTGAAAAATATCGCCAAGGTTTTATAGATAGATTGTCAATAAAATCAGCATAATCTTTTTTGTCTATCGGCTTCCCTGATCTCCATGCTGTAAATGCTCCTGAATCTATCAATAAGCGCATCGTGTCGGGCATTGATTGAACAACGGAAGTCATTTCCTTTTTCCAATATGGATATGCCACCAAGACATTCAGTTTAAGATCAGACAATAGTTACCTCATCGTAACCACTTACCGCTTTCTCTATCGCTTCCCTTAAATCAGGGATTATATTCTGCGGTGCTTTAACAGTAATCGTTCCAATCAATCCAATATTTATCGGTTCTGTATTTTCGACTTCAAAGACATTCGGGTTCCATTCGTAAGCATCTTCCCTCAATGATTCAAGTAATTGACGTACATCTTCATTATCTGTAGTGACTTGACTCAATAGAGATAATATCAATTCATCGTTCTGTGTAGCCATTGCGGTAAGAGGGTCATGAGTCGCCAACATCAACCGTGCTTCATCTTCTGTCAGATCAGTAACGAGTACAGGAATAATCGTATCACCAAGAATATCCTTGCGAAGATGCCCATCAATGAGCGTAAGTGCGCCATTCTGCGATTCAAACGCCAATACCGCATCTGCTATACCAATCTGTGCTAACACGCCCTCTAACGCCGTTTGTTGTGTTTGTGGATGTACTCTCCAGTTCTGTGGATGTTCTTGTAATGTATTGGCAGGGACACGCCTTAATTCCTTGATCCGATCTTTGATTTTGTCCTTGCGCGTGTGCGTGATTGGCACAAGTGCATTTTGCGCGTTTTCAACCATTTTTATATCTCCTTTTATTTCTTCTTTCGACTTCACGAGAGAATGTTTTCATCTTTTTTTTGAGTATCCGTGTTGGTGGAATTATAGCAATAATGTCTAATGATGATTTTTCATTTGAGTGCCAAGCGTCAATTCCTGCGATGGTGTCGTAGAATTGTTTGACAAGTTTCCGTGAGTCGCTTGGTGGTGGGGTTTGTTGCAGTATTGGTTGAATCGTTTGCCGTTGTTGTTGCTGATTCCTGTTGCATATTTTATTTCTCAAATCTGCATATGTTAATTTTCCCAGTGTGATCATTGTTCTTTGTTCCTCTGTAATTTCGGTGGATATTTTTGATAATTCATAAAGGTTTGACCGTGAGATTAAAGATGCGTTTCGGATGTCGGTAACCGTATAGCCAATGGTGCGCATATTCCTTATTAAATCCCCTGCCATTAAAAAATCCCTTTTGCGCTTTGCTATTTGTATCTGGTTACAATATTTTCTTAATGAAGGGTCAGCGGTCATGCGGTAAATGATACACCATTAAATAAATCCGCTTAAATAAAAAAGCCCCCGAATTTCTTCAGGGGCTTGTTTAATTCCTTTCTATTGTTAGTTCATCTGTAGCGAGAATCCCCATTCACTTTGAGCGTAGAAATCATATTTGCCTGTCAGGTGCGGATTTCCATCAATGATTGCGTTATAGTCCAATGCTATATCTGCCCAACCATAATCTCGATTTGGGTAATAAGTTCTTGGAAATTTCACCATTACTGCTTCGGTATGAATTTCTTTTTCGGTGGCACGGTCATAATGTGTCAGCGTTTGGGTAATTACCTCAATGTTATTTTCTGTACCATGTTGCTTGATGAATACTTTGACCAACGGTGAATCTTCGTCGACCTCAATAACTGTAAATCCATTTGTTTTCATCCATACCTTATCGTCAAGTATTGTTAAATTGTCTTTGACTAATCTTCTGTCATTGGCTCTCTGGAAATGATAATTGTTTATCATGTCGACTAATTCGGTAGGATCGTCATGCGTGACCGCTACGACTTGCCAATCACCATTTAATCCGGTTGCCATTGAAAGACCACCATCTCTCATTACTGCATAAATTTTATTTGTTTTTTCCATCATTATTTCTCCTTGTTTTAATGATTGTTTTTTTATAGAACACTTACGTTGTAATTATCTGACAAGTAAGCGGTCAATTTATCGTTCTTGCCTTGTAGAAGTTTTATTTGCGCTCCTTTCACATCATTTTCTACTACAGCCCTATTTAATTTTTCTTCCGCTTCTATCTTGGATTTTTTAAGTGCATCAATCTGTTTCTGATATTGTGCTAATTCTGACTCCCATCCTTTACTTCTTTTTGTTGGTTCAAGCATCTCTGCTTTCAATTTATCGTTCTCTATTTTGAGTTGTACGACTGGATCGAATTTCCCACAAGAACAACTGTGGTCGTCGCATTCATCATAATGATCTTCTTGGTCGTTTACCATTACCGTCATTTGCTCATCTTCTTCTGTCATTTCATGTATCTCCGCTTGCTCCAATTCTGTGACTATATCTTGCTTTCGTTTGAGTTCAGAATAATCTGCTTTCATAACTGCTTCTGCTTTGT